CACCAACGGAAGGCGTGTATTCCGTCCGCGGGTCTTCCCACATCACATAGGACGCGGCCTTCAGGTTCACCGCGCTGAGCGCGGACTCGATTTCCTCCGCCTGGATCACCAGCGTCGCCGCGAATTCCGTCACATCTTCGCTTAGCAGGTCCACCTCTTCCTTTGTGGCCCGCAGCGTGATCGCCGTGCTCAGCTGCTCGATCTCCGTCTGCAGCGTTGTCGGAAGCAGCGCGTCGTACATCTCCTGGAACCGCTGCCCGTCCCACACCCACATCTTCGGGATCGCGCCCAGCACCTGCCAGCTGCTGACCGCCGGCACCGGCGGCGTCGCCTGGCTGTCGCCGTTCAGGATCGTTCCCCAGCTGCTGTACGAATTATAAATGTCCTGCCAGCTTCCGGTACTCAGCGTCTGGATCCAGATATCGCCGCTCACCAGGTGGCTGTGGTCCGGTTCGTCCGGCTGCATATACACCGTGCCGTATCCCAGGGAGGAGATCCGGCTGTCCAGGCTGTCGATCGTCTGGGTGATCGTGCTGCCGCTCTGCCATGTGCCGATGGTGGACTGAATGTACGTATTGCTGCTCAGGTCCTGCAGCATCAGCTTGCCGATGAACGCCTCACGCGCCCACAGGTAATCTACGTCGATTCTCCGCGCCGTGATCCGGTCGATGATACTGTTGATCGCGTAAAAGTCTTCCGTGCTCAGTTCCGCGAACGTGCCGATGTTCCCGATGATCGTCTGCCCGCCGGTCGTGTGCCCGGCTGCGATCTCTGCCGCGCTGGGCGTTTCCACCTGTGTCGGCACCAGCGTCGGCACCCCGTCTTCGTCCCATTCGACGTCGATGTGGTAGTAGTTCCCGTCCGAAGCGCCGATCACCAGGTCGCCGATCGTGGCCTCCACCATCTGGCCGTATGTGATCAGCAGCCGGTTGATGAACAGCCGGTCCGCGATGCCCTGTTCTGTGATTGTCGTGTCAAAGATCGCCGTGCCGGCGACCAGGTCTTTGACCTTTGCGTAGCTGATGTCCGCGCTGGCGATCTGCGCGTTCGCGATGTTCGCGATCTGCAGTTTCGCCTGGACTGCTGCCAGCTGGTCGGTCGTGATCTGGTCCGCTGTGACGCTTCCCGCCGCCAGTTTATCGGTCGTGACGGCGTTCGCCGCCAGCTTGTCGGTCGTGATGGCCAGCGCCGCGATCTTTGAGGCTTCCACACTGCCGGCGGCCAGTTTGTCGGTCGTGACCGCGCCGCTCATGATGTGCTCCGCCTGGATCGTATTCGCGCCGATCGCCGCCGCCGTGATCGCGCCCGCGGCGATTTTCTCCGCCGTGATCGCCTGCGCGGCCAGTTTCACTGTCGTGATCGATCCCGCCGCGATCTCGTCCGCGGTCACCGCCCCGGCCTGCAGCAGCTCCGTGTTGATCACCTTGCTGGCGATCTGCTCCGCCGTGATGCTGTTGGCCTCGATCTCCCGCGCCGTGATGCTCCCGGCCTGGATGTTCTGGCTGCCGACCGCGCCGGCTGCCAGCGCCCGGCTGTTTACCGCGCCGCTCTGGATCGCGTACCCGGGCACGGAGGAGGAAACCTTCTTTTTCCCGAACGTGCCCTTCTTGTACCTCAGCAAGATCGCGTCAAACGTGTACCCCGTCAGCTGGATGTTCTCATTGATGCCCAGCGGTCCCGCCAGGACCTGTGCCCAGTCTCCCGGCGCGGCGTTCTGCAGCGCCGCGTACTGCGCGTACTCCGCCGTGTCCGGCAGGTGCTCCCAGTCCACCTCCAGCGTGATCTCGACTTTGTCGCACTCGTCGATATTGAACCGGTTGTTCGCCTTCTCCCGCATCCTGGCGTACACCGTGTCGATGTCCAGTACGATCTCGCTGCCGTCTTCCTGCTTTTCTTTCGTGCCGACCTTCAGCCCCGTGTTCAGGACCTCCGGACGGATGAACGGCACCGTCCGCGCACTGTCGATGTACTGTTCCGGCAGCAGCAGCGTGCTTCCGTCCTCATTCTGCGCGATGGGATAGATCCGCGTCACCAGGTCCCCCGCGTCTCCCGTCCACTTCACGGCCTTCATGTTTACGCCGTAGCTGATCCGGTAGCGCGGGTTTGCCTCTTCCTCCGCCAGCAGGTACACGTCCAGGTCGTTCCGGAACAGGTGCCCCGGCGTCGCCTGCAGGAAACCGCCCTTCGGGTCCAGGATCGCGTTCTGCGCGTTCTTCCAGCTGAAGTCCGCGGTGATCAGTGCGTCCTCGCCGGTCATGTTCGTGTAAATATTCCCCGGGTATTCCGACTGCATCGCGCCCTGCAGGAACAGCAGCGCCGTCGCCGGCGTCGCCCGGCTGATGCTGCAGTCGCCGATGATGACCTTCCCCAGTTCGTAGCTGATATGCTCCGCGTGGATGCTAAGGGTCTTCCCGTCCGTGCTCTTCCGGATCTCCGTGATCGTGAAGCTCTGGGTCACGATATCCTGCGCTGGGATGACCTTCGTCTCGCTCTCGCTCAGGTCCGTGCACTTGCTGATCTGGATGAAGCCTTCATGCCCCGCCGTGTCGGCGGCTTTCATGTAGGTGCTGTTGTAATCCCCGGTCTTAACTACCTGGTCGCCGGCGTCCAGCTGCGCCAGTACCTCGCCACCGGTGGTCTTTGTCCTGGCGATCTCCGTCCAGTTGTTCGGCAGCACCGGCGGAGGGCTCATCGTCAGCGGCCCGGAGATGGCCGTATCCGCACGGTAGTTCTTTTTGTCATATGTGACCTTGTCGCCCTGTTCGTATTCGATGCCGAATTCCCAGTTCTTGTACCCGACCGTGGTCGTGACCGGCACCGTCTTGTACAGCGGGACGTCCGTCAGCCCGTCAGAGATCTCCCAGTATTCCACCGTGCCCAGCGTGATCGCGCCGACGTGCTGCTTCGGAACCGGGCAGCGCAGGATCATTCCGTAATCGATCGCGATGGCCGCGTTGTACGGCATCACCACGTCCAGGTCGTACTGCCCGTTGTCCTGGAAACTGACGTCCGCGCTCTGTGCCGCCAGGGCGATGCCGTGGTTCGTGAAGTCTGTCGTTCCCCGGCCGTACAGTTCGATCATGTTCTCACCTCATTCTTACAGATACCGGAACCTCGGTGTGATCTCCAGCTTTGTGATGCTCCCGGTAAAGGCCAGCGTGTTCACTCCGGGCACGAAGACCGGGAATGCCCCGCTGCATACTCCGCCCAGCGGCGTGCCGCCGTCCAGGATCCATTCGTTTTCGCAGTCCACCGTCCATCCGCTGACGCACTCCGGGATCGTCAGCACGTTCCCGCCGCAGCTGAGTGTGATCTGTCCGCTGCCTGTGATCTTGATCAGCGGGTAGGCGTTCAGGTCGCCCGGGTTCGTAATCGTTGCCCCGCTCTCCGTTACTTCGATGTCTTCCTCGTCCGGGTCGCTCTTCACCGGCTCGCAGTAGAACTGGACGCTGGCGGAATACCGGTCCATGTTCTTACTGTGCTTGTCCAGCGTCACCGCCCCGATGATCCTGGCCTTCTGCTGCCTGTTCGGTTCCGTGTCGAACGTGATCAGGCCCTCGCCCTTCAGCCAGTTCTCCGCCTCGTGGACGTTTGCTTTCCCGTCCACCGCGACCTCCGCGGTCTGAATGTAGCTGTTGTAGATCTGGTCGCCTTCCGTGACCGTCAGCTCCCCGACCCTCCCGGGGATCGTCACGTGCTGCACCCTTTCCTCCGGGCGCACGACCGGCACCCGGTTGGCGACCTGGATGTGTTTGTCCTGGGTGTTCGTGCCGTTCCAGATGAAATAATGCAGCGGCATCGCCTTATCCTCCTTACGTTCCGTATCCGCGGTTGTGCCTGCGGTTCTGCCGGTCGATGGATTCTGTCAGCGCGTCGACCTCCATCCCGTTGTGCAGATTCACGTTCCCGAAGTATGTGTTGTTGTTGTAGGTATAGTTCCTGTTCGCACTGGCCGTCATCACGCGCTCGCCGGCGTGCAGGTGATAGTATCCTCCGTCATACGGCACAAACGGCAGGCCGTTGGCGTGGCCGTACTCACGTCCCTCAACGTCCTGCATATAGTTTGCCAGCGGAGACCCGCCGCCCACCGGCCTCCGGCCCCACCAGTATGTCGCCGGCACGATATTCGCAGGTATCTGCAATGTTCCGATCTCTTCCTGCAGATTCCTTCTGGCAGCTTCCGGATTCTCCACAACGGGCTCCGTAGCGATATTTACTTCGCCATCTTCAAAAAAATCTTTCAGTGTTTCAGATGCTCCGCCTGGTCTGTTCTTCTGCGCTTCGTACAGCTTTTCAAAACCGGACCAGTCGCCGAAAAGTGCCTTTATATAGTCACCCGGGCTGAAGTCCCACGGGTAGAATGTTTCTCCCTTTTCGTGCCGTTCATTCATTTCGTTCTGGGCTTCAATGGCGTCCGTGATATCGGACGTCGCTCCGCCCACAAGCGCCTGGATGCTGAATGATCCGCCGTATTCCGGGTTGATGTTCCGCCCGGCCTGTGTATAGTGCGTGAAATAATCCCATGCGAACGATGCGTTCCATAGCCCGCCGTTCGCTCCAAGATTGGCAATTTTATTTGCAGCATTCGATGCAGCTACATAAGTTCCTGTTCCTGTGCCGGTACCCGTTCCCGTTCCAGTTCCGGTTCCTGTTCCGCCGTAGCCCATCAGCTGCCGCATCGCGTCCACAGCCTTCCAGGCTTCCGTCACAAAACTGGTGATCTTCGTCACGGCCCATACGCCGCAGATCGCTTCAATTCCTGTTACAACCGTCTGCCAGTTGTTGCTGATCCACTTCATCGCTTCAACGATTCCATTCAGGATATCCTTCGCCGTGTCGATCACGTCGCCGGGCTTGATATCCTTCAGGCCGCTGAACATATTTACAACCGCGTCAGACAGTTCCTGGATCTTTTCTTTGCCTTCATCGCTCTGCAGGTATTTATTGAACTCCGCCAATACGCCGGAAATAATATCCGCCACCTGTGTCAGCGGCTGCGCAAGCGATCCCAGCAGCTCCGTCTTCACGACCTGGAAGTTGTGTTCCAGTTCTCCGATCTTGTCGTTCAGCTCCGTCAGGTTCTGGATCGTGTCCTCGCTGTTGATCTCCGTCTCTTCCAGTGCCTTATTAAAGGATTCCTGGTCGCTGTACGCATTGAACAGCGACTTCAGTTCCTTCCATCCGCGCCCGAAGATCGCCTGGGCGGCCGCTTCCTGCTCGATGGCGTCCGCCATCGCCATGATGCCCTTCCCGGCTTTCCAGAACAGCTCGTCCGGGTCCCTTGTCAGCAGCTCGTCATAGGTTTCGCCGGTCTTCCCGCCGGCCATCGTCGCCACCAGGCCGAACTGCTTCAGGTATCCCATCGCCTCCGCGGACTCTTTGCCGACGCCGCGCTTCATCCGCGTCATGGCGTTCAGCATGGCGTCCACGCTGGTGTCCAGCCCGGCGTCCACCAGCGCCTGCATCTGCAGCAGCCTGGTCAGCGGGATGTCGTACATTTCCGCCAGCGTGGCGGTATCGTCCGCGTAACTCGCGGCTTCCTTTACACTGTCCACCAGGTTCCGGCCGATCTGCAGGGCGTAGTTCGCTGCGCTCTTCAGCGTGGAGTCGATGCTTTTCAGTCCGTTGGTCAGGTTCTGAAGGTTTACTCCCTTCGAGATCCCGCTGATATTCTTGCTAAGGTCTTCTGCACTCTTGGACGCCTGCACCTGGGCCCCGTTCAGGCTGTTCAGCGCGGCCTGTGTGTTGTACATTCCCGTCTGGGCCGCTGACAGCTGCCGGGCCATATTCTGGTATTCCGCGCTGGTCTTTTCGACACCCTGCCGCCGCATGGCCTCCAGGGCGTCCTCCGCGTTCTTGGCGGCCTTCTTCTGTTCGTCCAGCTTCTGCTTCAGCAGCTTGGACTGGTCCGCCATATATTTTTCTTTGTCGCCGGTCGCCTTGTACTGGGCCTCGCTCTTCTTCAGTTCCGCGTCCAGGGTTTTTACGGAGTTCTGGCTCTCCTTCATGCTCCGCTTGAACTCGCTGACCCCGCTGACTCCCAGCTTTACATTGACGCCCGCCATCTCTTTTACCCCCTCGTGATGCTGTGCTGCTGGTCATCGTAATCCCTGCGGTATACGAACAGATCCAGCACCGCCCCAGGCCGCATCCGGTGGATCTCCTCCACCCGCAGCCCCGCGATCAGGCCGTAGCTGACCACCGACAGATAGGTCAGCCGTCCTTCTCTTTTTTTTTGTTCATATTTTCAAGGGTCACGTCAATCGGACCCTCTTTTCTCTCTTCCTTAATCTCGCTGGCCATGCCCTCGTTCAGCGCCATGATGCAGGCGTTGATCACCTCTGTCATCTGTGTCGGACGCAGCGACCGCATGACCCATTTATCGGTCAGATCCGGAGCCTCGCCGGCTTCTTCCAGCCCGCCGTTGCCCATGATCCGGATCATCTTTGTGATCGTGTCGATGTGCTCGACGCCGCCGAAGCGGCTCATATCCTTTGGATCGTCCCTGTCCTGCCCCATGATCCTGTACGGCAGCTCCGCGAGGGGGCAGATTTCCTCCTGGGCCGCCTTCATCTCATAAACTGTGTAGATCAGCGGGATCTCCCGCCCCTTTAATGTGATACTAGCCATTTTTTCAGCACTCCTTTACATACACAAAAAGCCGGAGGCAGGGAAAACCCCTGCCCCCGTATTGCCGTCAATCAGGAAATCCCGGCCTTGCCCTTCACATAGGACACAGCGGCCGTCAGGCTCTCGAAAGTCTTGTGGGTCGCGTAGCTGATCGCGTCTCCGCTCGACAGCTTCACGCCGCTGCCCCTGCCGTTCAGCGTGGGCGTCCGCCATTCGATGCTCGTTTCCTTCGTCCTGGCTTCCTCGCTGCCGACACCGAACTTCAGCTTGTAGAACCACCAGCCCTCGTAGCTGTCCACGACCTTGCCGCTGGTGTTCGTCAGCCGCATCACCCGCACGTAGCCGAAGCCGACGTCCGGGCTCGCCGCGTCGGTCACGGTGTACTCGCCGGTCGCCACCGTCTCGCCCAGCAGGTAGGCCCGGGCCTCGTCGGTCAGTCCGCTGGGCTCGAAGTCCAGCGTGTAGCCGGTCACGCCGTTGTCGCTGTCGAGCAGCACGTCGTCCCCGTAGAACTCGCCGTCGGAGCGGTTCCAGTTCAGGCTCGCGCTCACCGCTTCGGCGATCACCTTGCCGGTGTTGTAGCTGATGCTCGTCCCGGCGGTATAGGTAGCGACCGTCGCCGCCACCGGGCAAACCATACCAACATTCGCATTCATGTGATTTATCCTCCGTTTTCTTTGATCAGGGCCTCGACCTTGTCCTCGATGCCCCTGCCGATGGCCTCCACGGCCTTCCTTTGTCCACTGTGTACGGCCTTACGAAAAAACGGCTGCGCCTTCATGAAAGACGTGCCGCTGTTAATGGCGTTCGCGATCTGCGGGATCGGTTTCCGCTTTCCGTTCACCTCCGCGTATCCGGCGTTACTGAACCCGACAGAGGTATCCACCTCGCCGCCGTTCTTGTCGAACTTCGCGATGCCGGCGCCTACGCTCTGCAGCGCCGCCTTCTCTTCCGGAGAAGGAGACCGCTGCCCGAACACGGTATACCGGAACTCTTCCGTCCGGATCGCGTTCACCTGCCGCTGGATCTCGTCCGCCATCACACCCGCGCCTTCATAAAGGCCGGCGGAGGCGACCGCCCCGGCTTTGTCGCCCAGGGTTGTCAGCAGTTTTTCGACATCTTCAAGGCCGTCCGTTTTCATGGTGTACGGCATCAGCCCTCACCGTCCTGTGCTTCCGCAGCGGGCGGGTCCGGCTCAGGCGCCGTGATCGTTCCCGTTACCTGGCCGATCCACTCAAAATGGAACAGCCTGGTCTCCGTTTCGTACTGGATGCTGTTCAGCTCCCAGCAGGCGCCCAGGCAGCTGCTCAGCGCAGCCTCGACCGCGCCGGCAATCTCCGCCATGTCCGCCAGCTTCCGGAAGAACACGTCCACCTTCACGTCAAAGGCCCGGTCCTGCTTTCCTTCGCTGCCGGCAAGGCTTCCGGCTTCCATGTCCAGCCCAACCACGCCGTAGGTGTTCTCCGGCCGCGTCTTCCATCCGTACTCAGAAAAGGGAATGTTCGTATTCTGGAGCGCTTCCACCAGCGCGGTGTATTCATCAGGCACCGGTGATCACTCCTCTCGCGTTTCCGTCCACCCGCTGAAGCGTCAGTTCAATCCCGTCCGCCTCCGTCACATAGGTCCTGAGAATCCGGAAGCGCACGCCGCCCAGGCTGCAGATCTGCTCGCCCTGGTACTCGAAGTCGTGCGCGAGGATCACCTTCAGCTCCGGGTTGAGCCCCAGCCCCATCGCCTGATAGGCTTCCTGCATTCCGATGCTCTTCACCGTGCAGTAGACCGTCCGCTCCGTTTCCGTGGGGTCTGTTCCGACGCCGTGAGCCTGCGGGTTCTCGCTGATCAGCGTCACCACGTTACTCTTCAGCATCCTCTTCGTCCTCCCCGTAGTCCGTGTAGCCGTCCGCGTGCATCAGCTGGACCTTCTGCGTCTCGTAGGCGTCCAGCAGTCTGTCGTAGTTCGGCGGGTTTCCGAACCGCATCGCCGCATAGGTGATGATCGCCCGCTGAACCAGCGGATCCGTCAGCGTGCTCGTGTCCGTCACCGCGCCGCTCGTGCTCTCGGTGAACGCCACCGTGCCGGATACCACCACCCCCGCGATCTGCAGATCCATCAGGCCGGCTTCGCACAGCCGCATGATCTCATCGTCAAAGTTGGTCACCGTCACCCGCAGCGCCTTTTTCGCTTCCTTCAGCATCGTCTCTTCACCTCAATCTTCTTTACCGGGGCAGGCGAGTGCTGCCTTTCCCGCCCCGTCCCTTATGGCCCGAAGGCCGTCCGGGCTCCGCGCCTGACCCTTTGAGAACCTGATCCCGGAACATTTCATCCACGTGGATCCGCATGATGTGCCCGATCTTCAGCCGGCTGTCGCAGTGGAACTTGATGTCCAGCTTCCGCGCCCGCCAGCAGAACGTCAGGTCTTCACCCAGGCCGCCGACCGGGAAAAACGGCACGCCGTAGATCCCCATCGCTTCCAGCACGTCCACGCGCATCAGCACGCAGGCAAAGCCGCAGGCGGCCACCTCGAAGATCTGGTCCCGCGGGTAGTCGTACCATGGCTCGCTTTCCGGCATAATCAGCTGCCCGTTCATGTGCACTTCCAGTTTTTTATAGATGCACGGCCTGAACGGCGGCCTCCTGCCGAAGCAGAGCCCGCTCACCGCCTGGCGTCCTTCGATGTCTTCCAGCAGCCGTTCCAGCAGGTCAGGCTCGAAGGTCATGTCACTGTCCAGCCAGAGCACGTAATCGTACCCGCCCTTCGTTGTGACGTATGTCGCCAGTTGGTTCCTTGCGTCGTACACCAGCGAAGCCTTCAGGAACTTCACTTCCACTTCGTCTTCACTGTACCGCATCGTGAGCGCGTTCAGGCACTCCACAAAATCGGATTCCTGGTAATCCATGCATGGCACCGCTATCAAGGTTTTCATCAGGTCAGCACTCCTTTTGAAAGCCCTTCGGGCCGCAGCTTTCACACTGCGGCCCGTTGGGGTTGTTTGTTATTTGATTCTGAATTAAGTCGTGGCAACGTAGCGCACAATCGCGTTCAGGTCGCCCAGCTTGCCGTCCGCCAGGGTCATGGCGCGGTAAACCTTGGAGCCCTTGCGGAACTCGGCTTCCTCGCTCTTGCGGACTTCAACGGCCTTGGCAAAGTTGAACTTGTAGGCCTTCAGGTCGCCGAAGAGGACCTCCTCGCTGGACAGGTTTCCGTCCAGGATGGCCGGGTAGCCCATGACGTTGTACTTCACCGCGCCCTGCGGATCCAGCACGACGACGCGCTGCTTGGAGCTGTCGACCATGCCGATCACCTTGCCGAAGAAGAACTCGGGGTTCATGACGAACTTCGCGCCGTTGTGATATTCGCCCTTCAGCTTGCCCATGATCGCGCACAGCTGCGCCCAGGTCAGGCCGCCGCGCGTGAAGGTCAGATCCTCTTCGCTCTTCGCGGTCAGGATGCCGGTGCACTGGGTGGTGCCGGAGCCGTTGATGATGCCGGCGTCAACCGCCTTCTCAATCTTGTTGACCAGGCGGGATACCAGGTACGCCTCGAAGGCGTCAATGCTCATGGCGTCCACGTCGGCGTCGATCTCGACGGTCTTGATGAGCTTGTAGGCGCCCAGGGTGAAGTAGCCGATCGCGTCGGTGCTGTCGGTGGAGGCAACGCCCATGTCGAGCCAGCTGGCCTCGTTGCAGACGCTCTCATAGGGGAACTTCACATAGCCGGGGATCTGGGAAACGTCGACCGCAGCGATCAGCGGATTCTGCTCCAGCTTGTGGATGATCTCGTTCATGGTCTGGGTCGGGATCACAGCGCCGGCAGCGTTTATGGCGGTGCGCTCTTCGGGGGTCAGTTCCTTGCCCTGCAGGTTTTTCAGGAACGCTTCACGATATTCGGGGCTGTTCACTTCGTAATTCATTTTCTTTTCCTCCATTTTAAATTCTCTGATCACGGCGTCGTTGCCCTGGGCAACCTTCTGCCGCTCTTCCTCGGCCTTGCGGGCCGCTTCCTCGCGCCGGAACAGTTCGAGCTTGATGTCGTCAATCTCGTTCGCCCGCGCTTCCAGTTCCTCCGTGGTGCCTTCGGTGTCCATGCCCAGGAGCTCGTCCCGGCGGGCCTCCAGCTGCTCCACGTTCATTTCGGTAAAGTCATTCATCATGCTTTACCTCCTTCTTCAGATTTTCCAACCGCTCGATGACCGCCCTCCGGCGTTCATCCTCGGCTTCCCTGGCACGTTCCTCTTCCAGCTGCTGCCTTGCGCTCTCCAGCGAGGCTTTGACGCTCTCCAGCGCATCGCCTTCGGAAGCCGCCTGGATGGATGTGCCCTCATACGCCGGGAAGGCCACAGCGGACACCTCGAACACCCGGTTGATACTGCGGATGTGCCGCAGCGGGCTCTCTGTGTCCAGTCCGTCCCAGCTATCTTTATCCACCGTGAACGCGAACGACATTCCGGAAATGTCCCCGCGCCGGATGGCGGAATAAAGTTCTGCCGCCCGGGGATTGTTCTCCGTGTCCAGGTTGACCCGGATCCCCATCCCTGTTTCGTTGACCGTCAGCTGCATGGTGCTGTTCTCGTTGTTGTTCCGGCTCCTCGCCAGCGGGACCATGCTGAAATCATGCCCCACCAGGAACCGGACGTCCCGCAGATCCGTGCTGTCCAGTGCGCCCGCGTCGATCGTCTCCCGGCACAGGCCGAGGTCTGTCTCCTGGTTGAATACGATCGGCTGCCCGGTGATCACGCTGCCGCGCTCTTCCGTCTTTTCCGCCCGGATCTCGAACTCCATATATCTGGTCTCTTTATTCATTGCTGTCTCCCTCCTGGGCTTCGTCACCCGACCCTACGCCCGTTTCGTCGTCCTTGTCCTTCACGTTCTTGTACTCGCCCCGGATCGGCGTGTACTGCCCTGCGCCGTCAGGCAGCGGCGCGTAGTTGAACAGCTCGCGGATCTCGTCGATCGTCAGCACGCCCCGGTCCCCCAGCTGCTGGGCCATCTGGATTTTCGTGCCGGATGACATGTACTGCAGCCGGTTGCTTGTGAAGAAGATCCTGTTCCCGTTGTTGAGCTCGCGCTCCGTGTAAACCATCCGGCTCAGCGAGTCGCTCAGTTTGATCACAAACGGCTCAATTTTTCCGTTAAAGAAGGCGTCAAGCTCGTCGCCTGTCGCCTCGTTCCTGATCACCTTTTCCGATACGCCGAAGTAGTTTTCAACCGACGTGGCGATCAGCCGCATCTGGTCCGCGTCAACCCGGTACCCTTCCTGCTTCAGCTGCTGGATGTTCTGCATCTGGTTGCCGAACAGCAGGAGGCCGCCGCCTCCGCTCTGGAAGTTGTTCTTGTCGAACCGCTCCCGCTCTTTCCGCAGATCCTCATCGAAGGCCTTGCCCGTCAGCTGCGCCATGAAGCGGTAGGTCGCGCCGTTCTTCACGCCCTCCGTGATGCCCTGGTTGTACATCGCGGCCAGCTGCATCGTCGCGTCCAGTGCCGTGTTCTTCTCGCCGAAGAAATCGTCCTTCAGCTGGTGCTTCGTGACGATCGCGCAGCGCTCCAGCTCCATCGACCGTTTCTGCCCGTTCATGAACTGGTACTTCAGGTAGGGCTTTCCGCCCCGGCTGACCACTTCACAGCTGGAGGGGAGCACCGGGAAGAAGCCCGTCACCTCGCCCAGCTTGTCCAGGAT